NAAATTCTCCAGGATTTCTCGACCTAGTTCGTTTATCTGGTGACTTGCGCTACCGTTGCTTTGCGTAGAGAATTTCTCTCCATAATTATTATCTTTAGTTGTGGGGTTTGAAGGTTGGGTCTACCTTTCGGGGGGATAAATTGTAACTTCCAACAAACAAGCGACATGGAGACCATCAAGAGAATGATTTGGCCTAAGAAAGAGATTTTTGTGGGTGATTTCGCAACCGGAGTGAATAGGACAGTTCCGGTGAACATCTTTCAATTGGTGTGTCGTGTGGTTCTGAGATACATGAGGACAGGGAAAATAGAGTGTGATTCTGACAGCATGACTAAGTTTATAGTTGAATTACTCAAAACTGATTGTGCTGCCAAATGGGAATGGTTCATGAAGAGACGGCAGAGGGGTGATTACATTGTCCCTCTATCTATAGCCTCCATACCAATCATACCGCTGTTGAGTTATGCCACTAGGGTACGCGCAGTCTCAGTCAAGGCTTTTGGCAATGAACTATCGTTCAATGTCAGGGTGCCTAGACCATCTGTACCTAAGAAAGGATTGCTCCTCAGACTGGCGGCAGGTCTAGCGTTAGCTCCTATATGCGCGCTGGCCGTGTACGCTACCCTACCTAGGGAAAAACTGTCGGTATTTAAGCTGAGAACTGAGGCACGAGCACACATGGAGGATGAGAGAGAAGCGACAGATTGTCTGGTGGTTGAGCCGGCAAGGGAACTTAAGGGTAAAGATGGTGAGGATCTCCTCACTGGTAGTAGATTGACTAAGGTGATCGCGTCCACTGGGCGCCCTCGTCGAAGACCTTATGCGGCAAAGATCGCACAGGTGGCGAGAGCAAAGGTGGGTTACCTTAAGAACAGTCCAGAGAATAGACTAATCTACCAGAGGGTGATGATCGAGATCATGGACAAAGACTGCGTCAGGTATGTTGACAGGGATGTCATATTGCCTTTGGCTATTGGATGCTGTTTTGTCTATCCGGATGGAGTGGAGGAGTCGGCGGCACTATGGGGCTCACAGGAGTCCCTGGGTGTCAAATAGGGAGGCCTAGTACGTCTACCTGGGGTTGTAACACAGATCAATCGAGATATCCCATCTGATGTGTTACTTCCTCAGGAGGTGCTAGAGGTTCGTACAGGACCTCCCAATGCTAAGGACCGTAATATATTTATGGTTGCAGGTTGCCCATCACAGGCACGGTTCTTAGTACATAATCACTGCCTGAAAAACCTTAAAAGGGGTCTTGTGGAGAGAGTCTTCTGCGTAGAGAGAAACGGGAAGCTCGCTCGCACTCCACAACCTACCAAAGGAGCCTTTGGACGTCTTTCCCCGTTCAGGAAAGCGGTTTGTGAGAAGGTTGGGGTAGCCCACCGACTTGGGTATGATGGGTTTCTGTCATACTACAGCGGTGCGAAACTCCGTACTTACACACGAGCCGTGGAGAGTCTGCATATCACACCTGTCTCCGAGAGGGATAGTCACTTGACTACCTTCGTAAAAGCAGAGAAGATATCGACGTCTAAGGGTGACCCAGCACCTCGGGTGATTCAGCCTCGAAACCCGAGGTACAATGTGGAACTTGGAAGATATCTACGGCATATGGAATCCAAGCTGATGAAAGCTGTTGATGGCGTGTTCGGAGAGACGACATGCATCAAAGGATACACAGCTGATGAGGTAGGTGCAATTTTCCGGGCTAAATGGGACAGGTTTGATAAGCCTGTCGCCATAGGGCTCGATGCATCTAGGTTTGATCAACACTGTTCCGTTGAAGCATTGCAATATGAGCATAGCTTCTACAGGGCCATGTACCCTGGCAACAAGCTCTTGGGCAAGTTGTTGGAATGGCAGCTCCATAATAAAGGTAAAGGTTATGTTCCAGATGGAACTATAACCTATCGCAAGGAGGGCTGTCGCATGAGTGGGGATATAAACACCTCGTTGGGCAACTATCTACTGATGTGTGCAATGGTACATGGGTACATGCGTCATCTGGGGATTAATGAGTTTAGTCTGGCAAACTGTGGGGATGATTGCGTCCTAATTGTCGAACGCAGGAATCTTAAGCAGATACAGAGAACTTTACCGGAGTATTTCCTCAATCTGGGATATACTATGAAGGTGGAGCAACCTGTATTTCAACTGGAAGAGGTTGAATTTTGCCAGGCACACCCAGTACAGTTTCAAGGCGGTTGGAAGATGGTTCGAAACGTCCGTACTGCTATGAGCAAGGATGTGCACTGTGTCAACAATATACGCGATTTGGCGACGAGGAGAGCTTGGAGTAATGCTCAACATCATGGGGGTCTAGCGCTTAGTGCTGGTATTCCAGTTGTGGAGACGTTTTACTCTAGGTTTAAGCTTTATGATGTACCTCGTAAACATCAACGTATTGACACGGTCACAAATGTGCACAAGTGGCGTGGATCCGGTGGGAGTTATGTTGTGACCCCTGAATCTAGGGCTAGCTTTTGGGCTGCCTTTGGACTCACGGGGGATGAGCAACTGGCTCTGGAGGACCGTCTGGAAAGATGGGAGATGGATCTGTTTGGAGAGGAGGGTGTTGACGCTCATGAGCCCAGCATCCTCGACTCCGCCGTAGCTTGACCAAGAATACACACACGCAGGATAGACACATGGCAATGGTAAAGAGAAACAACAACACGGGAATGATCCCGGTGAGTACAAAGCAATTACTGGCATTGGGTGCGGCCGCTGGGGCCACAGCCTTGCAGGGATTTGTCAAGAATAATGGGATGGCCATCGTTGAGGGGGCTGTCGATCTGACTAAAAGAGCGTACAAAGCAGTGCGGAGAAGAGGAGGTAAGAAACAGCAGATGATTAATCATGTAGGTGGTACAGGTGGTGCTATAATGGCGCCGGTAGCAGTGACTAGACAACTTGTCGGTAGTAAGCCTAAGTTTACTGGCAGGACGTCTGGCTCTGTCACAGTTACCCACCGTGAGTATCTGTCACAAGTGAATAATTCCACGGGTTTCCAAGTTAATGGGGGAATTGTCGGCAATTTGTTACAGCTTAACCCGTTGAATGGTACATTGTTCTCTTGGTTGCCAGCGATAGCATCCAATTTTGATCAGTACACATTCAACAGCGTTGTGCTACATTATGTGCCCCTATGTTCAACTACTGAGGTAGGGAGAGTGGCTATTTACTTTGATAAGGACTCAGAAGATCCAGAACCTGCTGATAGAGTTGAGTTGGCGAATTACAGCGTGCTTAAAGAGACAGCCCCTTGGGCTGAAGCGATGCTTAGGGTACCCACCGATAAGATTAAGAGATTTTGTGATGACAGTTCCACATCTGATCACAAACTTATCGACTTGGGTCAATTGGGCATTGCTACATATGGTGGCGCTGGGACTAATGCTGTGGGGGATATCTTTATCTCGTACAGTGTTACGTTATATTTCCCTCAACCTACGAACACACTCCTTAGTACCAGAAGGCTCGACCTTGCTGGCGCTCTTGTCACAGCATCTGGCCCTGGATACCTCCTGGTGTCTAGGACTGCCACTGTATTGACAATGACATTCCGTGCTACAGGCACGTTTGTCATATCCGGGACGTATCGGTGCCTCACGGCAACAACGTTAGGCTTGGCTGGCGGAGTGAATGTCAATAGTATCACAGTTGTAGATAACATAGGTACAGACAGTGCGTTTTTCATAAATTGTACTGTCTCTAACCTACCATCTGTGGTGACATTCACATCTACCGGTATCACATCTGCCACAGTACATTGCGTGCGCGCGACACGACAGAATGATGTTTCTCTAATTTAGTGTGTCCTGCGAGGGGCCTCTTGAACAAGACCAGTTCATGGATACTGAATACGAACAAGTCAATAAACCATGGAACGAGCTATACAAGGAAACGACGCTAGGGAACAAGCTAACAGTGAACGTTGGGATGGAGGATCAGGAGGTACCACTTCTCCCTTCAAACTTCCTGACGAAAGTCCGAGTTGGACTGAGTGGCGGCTACATAACGATGAGACGAATTCGAATCAAGATAATCCCCTTGGTTTCAAGGAAAGCTGGGGTTTCGGGAAAGTTGTATTTAAGAGATATCTCAGATACGACAGGACGGAAGCTTCACTGCACAGAGTCCTTGGATCTTGGACGGGAGATTCGGTTAACTATGCAGCATCTCGATTTTTCGGTTTCGACCAGATCGGATGTACCTATAGTATTCGGTTTCGAGGAGTTAGTATCACCGTTTCTGGAGGGTCGCGAACTCTTCAGCATCTCTGTGAGATGGCAATTCGGTCTAAGCAAGAACTGCTACAGCTTGCCCCAATCGAAGTGGAAAGTAATGTATCAAGAGGATGCCCTGAAGGTACTGAGACCTTCGAAAAAGAAAGCGAGTAAGACAGACTCTTCAGTCTGAGTTTGTGGAGATGAGTGTAAATCTGGCATAGCATACAGGTTACTCTTGTTGGGTTCTGGATGTTAGGATGACGAGTCGACTCGGGCTCCGCACTAGGTTTGGTCGCCTAGGGGATGGAGATATGGAAAGGGTCTCGTGTGGTATCAGTCGGTCGAAAGACGCGCTTCCAACATGGGCCTATGGTCGGATAAGTCTTAGCAATACCAGCCAGCATGAATTGGATTCCTGTTTACGAAAGTTAGGTGTCACTTGTGGAAGCGGACCCAGACACGGTTGATCTCACCCTTCGGGGGGCTATAGAGATCGCTGGAAGCACTACCGGACAACCGGAACATTGCAGAAATGCAGCCC